GCAAATGAGCCAGACAGCAGAGCTAGTCGTCAAACTTCGCCAAGTAGGCGGCGAGCAACTGACGCAGCTTGCTGGCAAGTTAAACAATCTTGGGAAACAGACTGCTGCGGCTTCCACCGACTTCAGAGGTCTTGCTGCCGAACTTAAAAAGACACAGGCTGCATCAACGCAAAGCATTAACAATCTCAAGGGTTATGCAAACGCATGGCGCGAGATTGCCAATAGCGTTCAAATTGGTAGTCGAGAATTTAGGGAAGCTAATGCTGAGGCGGCAAGGCTAGAAAAACAACTTCAAAAAACGGCACAGGCTGGTAAAGGTCAAACGGCACGAGGCGCTGCTCAGGTCGTTGGCACAGCCCTTGCAGGCGGCGTATTTGGTGGTCCCGAAGGTTTGATTGGAGGTATTGCAGGTGGGATTATTGGCGGAGGACCAGGTGCTGCCACTGGTGCTTTCATTGGTGCCAGTGTTTCCCAGGTTAGGCAGCAATTGGCTGGTCTTTCTACTTACGCGGCTGACATCAATCGCCAGCGTCAAGCGTTGCAGCTTGTCACCAAAGATGCAGGCGAATATCAGCGTGCATTGGCATTTATTGATCGCACCAGTCGGAATTTTGCAATCCCACAGGAATTAATCACGCGTCAATTCACTCAATTAACTGCTTCTGTTAAGGGCGCGGGTGGCAATGTGCGTGATGCGGAAAAAGCCTTTACTGGTATTGCTGCTGGCATTAGAGGCACCGGCGGCAGCCTTCAGCAGCTTGATTCTGCGTTGCTTGCAACATCACAGGTATTTAGCAAAGGCAAGGTCAGCGCAGAAGAGTTGCGGCAACAAATCGGTGAACGCTTGCCGGGTGCGTTCAGTTTGTTTGCGGAATCAATGGGAATGACACCCCAGCAACTTGATAAAGCCTTGGAAAAAGGACAAGTCAGCTTGCTGGATTTCCAAAAGTTTGCCGAAAAATTATTTGCTGAATATGGGGAGAATGCGAAAATTATTGCCAACGGACCAGATGCCGCTGGTGATCGTTTGCGCACTTCGTTAAGCAAATTACAGGAATCCGTTGGCACCCTTTTGAAGCCTATTGGGGCATTTTTTCAAACAATTTTTGCCTCAATCGTAACCGCCATTGATGCCGCGACACGAAAGCTGAATGAATTCCTTGGCCTAGGCAAAAGTCGCACCCAAGAAATTTCTGATCTCAACAACAAAATATCGATTATTGATAAACAATTGCAGGGGTATTACAAATTACGCGATGGCGGGCGTGCAACCGGCTTCCAAGAAAGCGTAATTAAAGGTTTTGAGGCACGGCGCATACAACTTATTGTGCAAAGAGACGCATTAAAGGCTGCTCAAGATGCTGTAAAAAGAGGGCAAAAAGAGCCGCCTTCAAGGTTGCCCGGAATTACGAGCGAAGCCGACGAAACTCGTAAAACGAAAAAAGATCGCGAGCAAGAAAAGATCTTGCGTGATTACAATCGCGGGCTTGAGCGTGGCGCGGATCTCGCTGAAAAGTTGCGTCGCATGATTCGCGATGTCAATCTCGAGACGGCGGGGATTGGTGAGACTGCTGAAGAGGCGATTGAGCGCAAGTTTCTTGAGGCGTTGAACGACATCAACGACAAAGGCAAGGATCTAAATAAAACAATCAAAGAGCTACGTCAGTTGACTGGCGGTCGAGTCATGTTCGAAGGCCTTGTTAATGTGCAAAGAACTGGCTTAGCTCAGCAATACTTGCAAGCGTTGGGTATTCAGGCAGAAAGGCAACGAATCGAAGCTTTGGGGCAATTGAGATACGAAGAGGCATTTACAAAGGCTCAATTTGGCTTTGCCGATACAAGCGTTTTTGAATCTGGCATTCAAAATTATCTAGATGGCATTGGCCGCCTTGATGATGCACTGACTTCATTGTCAGAAAAAGGCTTCAAGGGCGTTGAGGATTCAATTGTTGAACTTGTCACAACTGGCACTTTCAATTTCAGAAGTTTTGCCGCATCAATTTTGGCTGACACTGCAAGGATGATTATTCAGCAACTTGTGTTGAAAACGATTATGCAGGCACTCGGATTTGGGAGTCCTTTTGCAAAAGCTGGTTTGAATTTGACAGGCGTTGGAGCATTGGCGACTGCAATACCTGGATTCAATCTTGGCGGTGCAAGTTCTGGGATTACATATGCGGCTAATGCAATGGGCAATATTTTTGCTCAAAACGGAATCCAAAAATTTGCTCGTGGCGGCATTGTTGATCGGCCAACAATGTTTCCATTTGCAAAGGGAATTGGCTTAATGGGTGAGGCGGGTCCAGAGGCAATCATGCCGCTTCGTCGGGGTCCAAATGGTCGTTTGGGGGTGGAATCAGTTGGCGGTGGTGTCAATGTAACCGTCAACGTGGATGCCAATGGAAGCAATGTTCAAGGTGATGGACCCACTGCAAATCAATTGGGTAGAGTCATCGGGGCTGCCGTTCAGGCTGAAATCGTCAAGCAGCAGCGTCCCGGTGGACTTCTTTCAGGTACTCGCTGATGGCCACTTTCGATGATGCGACTGTAGGAACAAGCACAGGCGGCACAACGCCTGATTTTGGATCTTCACGCAAAAGTCAACCTGTTGTCAGAACAGTTCAGTTTGGCGACGGCTATCAACAAAGATTGAAGTATGGGTTGAATCAAAATCCAAAAGAATGGGATCTGCGGTGGACCGCAAAATCAACTGCAGATGCAGATGCAATTGAAGCATTTTTTGATGCGCGTGCTGATGACAATGCAGCATTTGATTGGACGCCATTAGATGACACAACGTCGTACAAATGGGTTTGCAGTCAATGGAATCGCGAGTTCAATTACGCAAACATTCACACCATTACAGCTACGTTCAGGCAAGTTTTTGAACCCTGATGGCCTACGCAGATTGGCAAGCCAGCACTGCTTACGTCGTTGGTGACATCGTTGCTGCGACGGTCACACCGGCCACCGGCTTGGTGTTTCGCTGCACTGTTGCTGGTACATCAGCCAGCACCGAACCAGCATGGCCGACCGACATCGGCAGCACCATCGTTGACAGCGGCGTCACATGGGCAGCCATCAGCAGCGTCTACGAAGAGCTAAGCGCCCTTGGTCCGAACGCGATTATCGAATTGTTCGAGCTGCAGCTTGATGCAACGCTGCATGGTGCCTCAACAACGTATTACTGGCACAACGGCGTCAATGCTAACGTCACCGGCAACATCATCTTCGACGGCAACACCTACATCAGGCTGCCGGTGGAGGCGACCGGCTTTGATTACACCAGCTCTGGCAGCTTGCCGCGCCCGACGCTACGCATCAGCAACCTGTTCAGCGACATGACCACGCTGCTGCTGCTGGTCAATGCCACCACACCCGGCAACGACCTTGGCGGTGCGACCGTCCGCCGTATCCGCACGCTGAAGAAGTTTCTCGACGGCGAAACCGGCGCCGACCCCAACGCCCGCTTCCCAACTGAGATTTGGTACGTTGACAGAAAATCGAACGAGAACCGCGACCTTGTTGAGTTCGAGCTGGCCAGCAAGTTTGACCTAGCTGGTGTGATGCTGCCGCAGCGTCAAATCATCGCCAATGTCTGTCAATGGAAGTACCGTGGCGCTGAGTGCGGCTACACCGGTAGCAACTACTGGGACATCAATGACAACGTGGTGGGCACCTTGGCACAGGATGCGTGCGGCAAGCGCGTCGAGAGCTGCAAGCTGCGTTTTGGTGCCACTGCCGAGCTGCCGTTCGGAAGTTTCCCCGGAGCGGGGCTTACGACCTAGGGAACTATGGAAGGGAATAGGACTAGCCAAATGAAACTGTCCCAGTCGCTGCAAGCCGAGATTCTGGAGCACGCGAAGGCAGGCGACCCGCACGAGATTTGCGGCCTCATCCATGTGGTCAAAGGCCGCCGCCGCTACTTCCCGTGCACCAACATCGCGGCAACGCCGGATGAGCATTTCATCCTCGACCCCGAGGACTATGCCATCGCTGAAGAGAAGGGCGAGATTGTGGCCGTGGTGCACAGTCACCCGACCACTCAACCGCAGCCATCACCTGCTGACCAGATTGCGTGCAACAACACCGGCCTGCCATGGGTGATTGTCAATCCGAAGACCGAAGCATGGGGCTACTGCGAGCCAGTCGATTTTGAACTGCCGTATGTCGGGCGTGAGTTTGTTTTCGGCGTTGTTGATTGCTATTCGCTGGCGCGTGATTGGTACAACCGCGAGTGGGGACTAAATCTGGCCGACTTCCCGCGCCGTGACAGGTTCTGGGAGCGCGGTGACAACCTGTACGTCGAAGGGTACAAGTCCCAAGGCTTTCGGCAAGTGCCGTTTGAAGAGCTGCAATACGGCGACGGCATCTTGATGCAGCTTGGCGCTGACCTGCCCAACCATGGCGCTATTTACCTTGGTGACCAGCAGATTTTGCATCACGTCCAAGGGCGACTCAGTAGCCGCGACGTGTATGGCGGTTACTATGTAAAGAGCACTGCCATGGTCCTGCGGCATGAAAGTCGTTAAGGTCTACGGTGCGCTCCGCAAAAAG